AATTGGTCACGCGGAATCCTTCTTGTGCGTTTGTCTTGCGCTGAAATCCATTGTTTCATTACGGCAACACTTGAACCCGCCGCCGCTATCATTGCACCGACGTTTGACGCGCGCATTGATTCCGTACGCACTATTAATTCGGCGCGTTGGCGCGTGATGTCGCTATCCTTTAACGCTGCCACCATTTTATTAATTCCCCAACCTTCATCTTGACCTTGTAATAGAATGCGCTTGATTTGATTGAACGTTGTATTTGTAATTGGTTGCACAATATCGGCCATTAAAAACAATTCATAATACTTACGAATTATCCATTGCCAAATTGATTCCTCTTCTTTGTTATCGTCTTTTTTTACTTGTCGTTTAATCTCTTTTTGTGTCACATTTGCCATAGTAATACCCCCACTTTGATACAAATTCATTAAAGTGTCGTATAATGGTTGCGTAGGTAAATCGGTCGGTATTGCGTGTTGATTCTTCTTATATTCTACAATAAACGCGTCGATTTGTTCTTGTAGGCACGCGTAAATTAGCGGCCTATAAGCGTTTTGTAGTTTTAGAACGATGTTCTTATATGTCGAATAGTAACTCACTATTTCGCGGGTTTTGGTGCTTCGGGTTGTTTCGCGTATGGATTCAATCCCGATGGCAAATTGATAGGTGGATTCTCGATGTTGTCTAAAGTTGTAATCGATGACGGAACTAAAATCGTTCTGCGTGTTTGCTCATCCATCCAATCGGGAACTTTCTCGCCTAATATTTCGTATCTGCGCTCAAGTGTTAAACAGGCTTTTTCTAACCAGGTAACCGTATCAAGTTTGCCTTCTTGTAATTCTGTGTAAACGCTTGTGTCAAAATCAATAACGCGTCCTTTAGCGTTCCAATCTTTTTGAAATTTACGATTGAATTGGTCACGAATAGATGCAAGCGCGGGAATAGCACAACGTACTGTCAACGCTTTTTCACCTTCTTTTGTATTGCTAAATGTTTTATTGTCGGGATCGTTCAATAATTGTGAAGGCACTTGATAAACATTACAAAGTGCGCGTAAGTCCATATTCTCTGCGTTCAACAAATCTAAATCGACAGGCGATAAACCAAGCGGTGTGAATCCCATTTTATATCCGCTTGTTGCAACCTGGTTGAATTGGTCGCTACCTTGAAATTGTGCTAATTTTTTTCTCACGGCCATTGCTTCTTGAACGGCAACGTTACCGTCATATCGTTGGTCATCTACAAACAACACACCTTTAGGGCCGCCGTTCTTATACGCGGCAACGCTTGCGTTCTTGCCTTCGTTACTGCGTGTTAATACCTTTGCGGCTGCTTGTAGCGGTGATAGTCCGTACAATTGCAATCCTATGATTGACCACTCGGGGTTAAAATATTTATCGTGTAGTATTTCCTCTTTATCAAACATCTGAATGTATTGCATATACAATTGATAGCCTGTAATGTTGATGGGAAACTCGTTTAAGTTCGCAATGATAGACATATATTGCGACGGCATAATGTGCAAACTGTTAGGCATACCCACATTCTTACCCGCAAGAATACGTTTGCCATAAACGTAACTATTCCCAGTGATAAGTTTAAAACCGACCATTTGTTCGATTAAATCGCCCCAAGTATCCTCATCATTTGGGTGCAATAACAAATCGGTGACTTTTGTAGGTGTTTTAACCATACGCAATGCCGCTTCTTTAATCTCTGCGACTTTGTCCCAATCTTGAATCAAATCGGGACGCGCTAACATTCCTTTGTATTGCTTATATTTTTGTTCGTCAATTACTTCATACTCTGCCCAAGGTGCTTGCTTGCACTTTTCTTCTATCAAACGAATGATTGAATAAACAATGTCGTTTGCGCAATAACCATTTTTAACTTGATTAACGCCATTTTGCCCTTGCCAGGTTACTACATCGCCGTACATTGGTGGAACGTTATTCCCGCCAAGATAACCGTTACGCATTGTTGATGGTAGCATCTGCGCCGTTCCGACTAATTTATCGATTCGTTTTTCCGTTAGATTTATCAGAAACTTATCAAATATGTTCATTGTGAAGGATTATAAAGTAAAATTACTACAAATTTGTTATTAATAGTCATCTTGTGGTGTAGGAACAAATCTTGGCATCATTTCAAACGCTTCGCGCATCATTAACGCGTCGCTAAAATCGGGCGAGCGACCTATTAATTCCTTAACGTGATCTTTGCTTATTATACCCTTTTTTAAGTCAGAATCAAGTCTTTTTTGTTTCACTTGCTCTAGTTCTTGTATTACCCATTCACGCACGCGGTCATCGTCATAGGTTATATAAATTCCGTTACTATTTATTCGCTCGGCTAACTTGTAATAACATTGTGACTTCTGATTGTCAAAGTTTTCGGGTTTTATATTTCCCTTTTGGTCTTTTTGTGGATTGCTTGGTGATGGTAACGCGCGCGCATTGTTTACGAATCCTTTGCACCCATAAAAATCAACTACACCACCGCCAAGACCATCTTCATCAATTAGAATGTCAGACTTACCGCATCCAAGACGTGAGCGCGCTGCTTCTAGCATCTGCGTAGTTGTTGCCAAGTCTTGCTTTTGATAGAAACGTATATGTCCACGAAACCCGTTCCATTCAACAATAACTATTTTGTCGCCACCTAGTCGCGCCATATCCGCCGTTATACATTTGCGGCCTTCAATGACGTGGTTGTTGCTGAACGTATCTATAATTTTGTTGTAATCTATCAACGCACTGGCGTCGGTGTCAACTTCCCAATTGCCTTGTAGTAAACGCTCTCGTTCATTTGGTGTTAAGTTTCTTTCTAGGTTGTCCAAATAGCCATCGCTCAACATTTTATTATCCTGTGGCAACGCTTGTACAAATTTGCGCCATTCGGGCAATGTGTTCGATTTATTTGGAATATAATAATCGCGGTATAAATAGTTTTTTGACGGGTTACAAGTTTGCAACAATTTAGCGGTCAATTTATATTCATTGTTTTTCCAACGTCCTAAAGATGCCGATAAGTTGTTCTTTGCTGCTTCTTCAAATTCGCCCGCTTCCTCAATCCATCCGCGTGTCATCTGCATTGAACCAAATCTATAATATTCGGGATCACTCGGCAAGTATTTTGCATCTAACAAATACACTCGGCTTCCGTTGTGTAATTCGTAGTAATTGTCTTGCCCGTTGTATTTCCATTGGTCGGCTCGTATTTGCCAGTGCGCAAACACTTCGTGTATGGAAGGAATTGTAAACTTCCTAATATTTGTTAGTGACTTACGCGCAATAAAATAATTGGTACCTGGGTATAAGAACGCATCGCCAAAGATTAATGACACACCAAGATAAGATTTGCCGCTTCCTTTACTACCACCATACGCGATGTCGGTTGTTGTTTTGTCAACCCAAAGTTTGCATACTTCTTTTTGTTTTAAATTTCCGTGCGTGTTAAATTCTATTATCATACGCCCCAATTTAAAAACGTAGGTTTGATAGGTGTGTGATGTGGATAAGCTAGTGTGCCGTAATCTTGAATAGGTATATTGTGCAAACGCATTAACGCGCTTAAGTATGCTTGATCGTGCCGACTGCCTTTGTAGTTTAAGTTTCTTGATGTGTCGTGATAGAATGAACCATTGATGCTGCCTTGCAACCACTTATCAAACACTTCAACGCATTTTTTGTTACTAAAATCAAACATAATGCAACAAGCCATTATTTGCTTCCATCCGATGACATCGGGAACGCCTAACTTATCAAGCGCAAAATCACTTATCCAATCTTCTAGTGAATGTCCTTCGTTGTTCCACGCTAATATCCCGTTTTCTTTGACTTGCGCCCATAACGGCTCAACGGGTAGGATCACGCGAATAGTTGAATCGCACCAAAGTATTCGTGTGTATCCTTTCTCGCGCGCTTCTTGTATCGCAAATGGCTTGAATTGATACGGCATATCTGCGTGTTGCCACGACTTGCCGTGTTTCTCGGTAACGGGCCAAGAACCAAGTTCGATGTTTACACCGTAATAGTTTTTGCAATACCCATCAACGCTACGCATCAAGTAGTCGCCTTCATAATTCCCAAGACTGGATTCAATTAATGCTAATTGCGCTTTATTATAATTTTCGCGACCTTGCGATGCGACGCTTACTAAACAATTAGAGCGCATAAACTAAGTTTTCAAGTGAGCGATAAATTTCTTTGAATCGTGATGGCATAATTGCGCGAATCTCGGCTTCTGCGTGCCTATCGTTGTTGTATTCAATGCAAAGACACTTAACGCCATCCAGGTTGATTTGTTTCAAGATGTCAATGTCCATTCCTTCTGCGTCTATGCTAATGAAATCGTATGTTTCCTGTGTGAACTTGTCGTATGTCATCACTTTGACCTTAACAGGCTTAAATTCAGTACCGCGCCAACGTTCCATTTCTTTCTCTTTGATCGTAGAAAGTAGCGAAGTATCGCCGCGTCCTAAATGTGTTCCCATATCAAACAACTGCGTAAATCCGTTACGTTTGCCTATTGCTACTTTGTGCGTGGTAACGTTGTCGTTCTTTTTGTATAAGTTTTCAAGCATCTTGTACGCGGTTGGTGATGGTTCTACCAGGTCGGCTTTCCATCCTAGTTCTATCAATGCGCGTGAATTGCTTAACGTGATGCCGTCGTTCTCGCCGATGCTCAACAACTTACCGATGTAGCCTTGAAAATAGTTTTGTACTACGACGTCCTCTCGGTTTTGGGAGTAATTTTTCATTTACTTGTGGTTTACAAATTTATAGATATATAATTCTTTGTCAATCTTTGTTTCGGTCTTTATTAAACCGCGTTTGTGTAGTTGCGTCGCAAAGTTGTAGTCTTCTTCTCTATATTTATTCTCAAATGGTACTTGTACCGCGATGCTGCGTTTAATTGGCACGATATGGTTAGGATAGCGCAAATACACTTCTTGCCCGTTTCTTATTTCTGATTTATATGGCAGGTCTTTTGATATGTACCACTTCTTTGGGTTTGTTCCGTCGGTTGTCATAATACCATTGAACACAATCGCGTCCGTGTCTTGTTTCGCCGCTTCAAGTATGCTACTAACATAATCGCTCGCAACTTCGTCATCGTCATCAACGTGAACAACGTATGTACCGCGTGCAATGTTAACCAGTGCGTTTCTTTTGTTGCCTGTGCTTATCTCACCGCCGTCAACGTGCGTGAGTATTTCTACTTCTGCGCTTCCGTTTATTTGTCTGCGTAGTTCGTCAACAAGACCGCGCATCATTCCCGACCGCTTGTGTAATGAGCAAATTAAGATTGATAATGTCATATTGTGGTGTGTTTAGTGTCGTTATTTATTATAGGTTATTTGTTTTAATTTAAAAATATTTTTAATGTTTTACCATCATCTTGGAATGATAATTCAACTAAATTAAAATCACCTAATTCTTTATATAAAGTTAATAATCTACCAATAGGTTTATCATTCTTAGCGTGATTAATAATCTCTACTCTTGTTATTGGTTTTGGTATTGGTTGCTCTTCCATATTATCTTTGTTTTTCATAAATTATTTATTATAGGTTATTTTGGAAATCCCATCGCCTTGCGTCTATCGTATGTTTGTTTGTCTATTGTGTAATGCGATTCGGTTTCACGCAACAAATCATCTGCTACGGCTTTGCCCCACGCTGGATGTTGATGTTCAAATATTCTCTCGTTCACAAACTTGTATTCGTTGCGCATTTTTGCCACTTCGGTAGCCTCGTTGTCCGACCACAATGATTTGTAATCGGGATGGTATATGTAGTTATCGATTTCATAGTATCTACGGCTCATTATAGACAACGTTGATAAGTCTTGAGTATATCCGTCGGGAAAGTGTACAAACCCTTTAGAATCGTCTTTAAATGCCTCTACGATGCGTTTATCGAACGCGGGTATTAAGAACTTCATATCGTCCGACATATTAACCAAGATGTCCCACTCACCCGAATCGTCCATATCGCGATTAATTGCTTCTATCTTGCTTACTTTGTTTCCGTAGCGAATAGTTATTTCGTCGCGTTCACCTATCCATTTAAGCATTTCAAAGTTGTACATCGTCGTGTCGTCAACGTCTGCGCTTACTAGAATTTTATAGGGTTGACTAGCAAAGTCTGCAATGTTGCAAATGGCACGTTTGAATTTCTCTGGTCTTGAACGTGTGGCAAATTTGTATAGTATCATATAATTTTCATTCCTGTTATTTGCATTGTCAATGGTGCTTCGGGATCGCCTGTGATTTGTAGCGGTAATAATTTGCTACTTAATTTATAAAACTCCGTTGCGTTTTCTTTGCCCCACGCAAATAAATTTGCTTTCGGATCTTCTTGCATATCTGCGAATGCTATCTCAAATACTTTGCGCACGCTCATAAGTTCCGTGTTTGGTTTACCCTTTACGCGTCCGCCTGTTTTGGGTGTTCCTTTTTTTCTGCCTGCCATTTCTATCGATTTCTATTTTCAAATCAAAGGTAGTAATTATTGCCAAAGTAAAAAGTAAAAGTAAAATCGACCATATATAGAAATATGCATAAACACATATTATTTTATATATATATAATACTTTTTTATATTCTTAATGTTTTAGTTTACTTTTTTACTATTACTAGAAAATCACGTTTACTTTTTACTTTGGTCATTTTTGATAAATTAAAATATTATAAATCAATCAATTATAAACGTTACATAAAGTAAATAAAAAGTAAAATAGTAAAATAATTATTTTACTTTGGCACTACTTCTTTACTTTTTTTGTCTTTTGGTATTACATTTATTTATCTATGTCGTTCAAAGTAAATTTTTTA